GCAAGGTCATCTAAATGTCCTGATTGTAAAAGTCAAGGCGTAGTATTGACAGAGACAAGTAAGATAGCAGGTTTCAATGTAAAACCAAAAAGTAGTTATAATGTTACAGCAAATGGTTTTAGTTTAGACACAACTAATTTAGAGTATATCGCCGATAGACAACATGGAAAATTAAAAGTATTTGTTAGTGATATAATTAGATACAAACAATTAGAAAAATATCTATCTACATTTGTAGACAAGATGAGAAATGTTGTATTCGAAGATAACAGATTACATCCTAGTTTTAATCAGACTGTAACTGTCACTGGTAGACTATCCTGTTCTGACCCAAACTTTCAAAACATACCAAGAGGCGATAAGTTACCAATAAAAAAAGTTGTAGTTTCAAGATTTGAAAATGGTGAAATTATTGACATGGATTTTTCTCAACTTGAATTTAGGGTAGCGGCATTTTTATCTCAAGATGAACAGGCTATGAGTGATATACTTAATGGTGTTGATATACATCAAATTACTGCTGATGCCCTGGGAATTGATAGACAATCTGCAAAAGCTTTTACTTTCTTACCTTTGTATGGTGGTTCAAGAGGCGATGAAGGGGGTAAGAAGTGGAATGAAACTTTTAAAAAGAGATATAAACGTATTATTGAATGGCAGATAGGGGTAGAGGATTTAACTCTACAAACAAAGATTCTTGCAACTCCATCAGGTAAACAATGGTTTTTTCCTGATATTGTGAGGAAGTGGGGCGGCTCAAACAAATATACACAGACACGTAATTATCCTGTGCAAAGTTTTGCAACCGCCGATATAGTTCCTGTTGCTTGTATTAATTTGCACAACCAAATAGCAGGTATGAAAAGTAAAATCATCAATACAGTGCATGATTCTATTATTATTGATGCTTATCCAACGGAGGTAAACGATGTCATAGCTAAGCTCAAATACTCTTGTGACAACATCAAACAAAGTCTGTTTGAAAGATATAAAATTAATTTCAATATACCCCTTGAATATGAAATAAAAAAGGGGTATAATTGGTTAGATACTAAAACTATTTAGGAGAAATATATGACAGATAAAACAATCTTTGGTGATATGACTGAAGAAGAAATAAGAAAAGAAACGGGTGGTATAAAGAAGGAACAACCATCTTTTATTAAAAATCTAAGAATAAATCAGCAGGATATAGATAAAAATAATAATGACAAAGTTACAAAATATAGAGGGTGCTTCGTATTTTGGGATGATGTTACAGACCAGTTTGGATACTTTGAAAAAGCTATTATAAGACCTTTTATGAAACTTCAACAGTTCTTAGTTTACTCACCACAAGAAAGAAAATATACTGGTGAATCTATATTAATTAAGAATGGAGAAGAAGCTAAAGATACTTTCGGTGGAACTTCTTGTAATTATGTCCCACAAGCTAAAAGAAACGACCTATCTAAAGACCAATTAAAGATTGCTCAAAATGTTGGATTTTATACTGTAATTTATGGAACAGTAAAGTTAGATGGATTCAATTCAAAAGATGAAAAGCTTAGTATTGACAGCTCTTTTCAGATGAAGTTTCAAAGAAAAAATGGTGCTACCTTAAGAGATATGATACAACTAACAAAAGGTGTGTTACATCAAAATGAGTTCCACTTAACAACTGTACCTAGTCCTACTGGCATGGGTTACCATTTAGTTATCGGCGATAGAGTATCTCTTGATGTACCTGCTGACCCAAAAGAAAATAGTGATGATGGTAGACTTTATACTCTGTTTCAAAAAGATGTCAGTGCTCACAATGCATCAGTGTTACAAAAGTATAATGAAGCAGTGAAAAAAAAAGCCAATGATAAAGAGGCTGTGCGTAAAGTAGAAGCTTCTTGAGTCAAGAAATAATTGAAAAGATAAAAGATTTTTTAGTACAGGCGGATACCTCGCCTGTGCAAATAGACGAAAAACTTATTGACGAATTTGCAGAAAACTGTAAAGCTCTTATAAAAAAACAATTCACATCAAATAGAGATAGGTCTTTTAGAGTAAGAATGTCTGGTATTGGAAGACCTCTTTGTCAATTACAAATGGAAAAAGCAGGTGCTGAAAGAGAACAAAGTCCTTATAATAATAAACTAAGATTTTTAATAGGAGATATGATAGAGGCACTAACTGTTTTTATAATAAAATCATCTGGTATAAAAGTTGATAGTGAACAAAAAGGTGTGAAAAGAAAAAACAAATACTTTGAAAATGGCTTGACTGGAACTTATGATATAGAAATTAATAACAAAATATTTGATATTAAATCTGCTAGTGACTGGTCATTTAAAAACAAATTCAACATGGGCTTCGGTGCTGTTGCAGAGAAGGATGTGTTTGGATACTTATCACAAGGTTATTTATATGCGGATACTGAGAAAAAAGATTTTGGTGGGTGGATTGTAATTAACAAATCATCTGGTGAAATTTGTTTAACAGAACCTCCTAAAAATGATAAGGTGTATAAGGACAAGGGTCTCAAGGTAGCTAATGATAACATAAATGCCTTGATGCAAAACAAACCATTTGAAAGATGCTTTGATGAAGTAGAAGAGACCTATAGAAATAAACTAACTGGTAACAAAAGATTAGATAGTGTTTGTGAGTGGTGTTCATTTAAACACCCTTGTTGGGGTGGTAAGATACAGAAGTTACCACAACAAGTATTTGATGAGAATGGTAATCACCGTTCTAAGAATCCCAGACATTTCTGGTATACTTTTCTTGCTAAGAAAGATAAAAATGACTGATAAAAATGATGACTACTCAGGCACTGTGATAGTGCTAAAACCCTACGGTAAAAATAAATATGTTGTAGCATATGGAACAGAGAGTCCATCTACTTCTGATGAATCTTACACCGTACAACTACTAGCGATGGGTGCTATAGAAATGATGATAAGAGACCCTCAATATCTTATTGATGTAGGTGAGAGTGTAATGAACGATGTTAAAAAAAAGGGGAAAGGAAATATAATAGATATAAACGAGTATTTAAAAAAGAAATTACATTAGGAGGTTAGGAATGAAACATAATAGTAATTTTAAATACGACTTGGAGTTTGGTAAGGTAGGGGAACAAGTAGTAGCAGATATAGTTGCAGGGGATAGGACAGAGGTAAAATCAGAAAGAGATATTTGGGTAGAATCAGGGAACCACTTTGTAGAAACACAAAGCAGAGGAAAGCCTAGTGGTATAATGACCACTGAATCAAAGTATTGGGCTATAAATTTTTATAAAAATAATAAATTTGTATTTAATATTTCAGTCCCAACTTCTTCTTTGAAGAGAATGATTTTAGAAGATAATAAATATAGGAGAGTGCCAGGGGGTGATGCTAACACCTCATGGGGAGTTCTAGTTCCTATAGTAGATATAATAAAAAAATTAGGGGGTTACATTGATGATTAAAATGTATATAATGTTAATGAGCTAATGAAGAATATCATAACGCCGATAGAGTTGTTAGATTGGCTTTCAGAATGTCCCTACAGTTGGATTAGGGAGACTAACAAAAATAAAAATTTATTCACATACACTTTCTACAAACCTGATTATAATATCAAATTTATAAAGTTCTCAGATAATAAGGTTCCAATGTTACCAAACTACATGCCTACTATCTTAGACTTAGAGGATGGAACTTACGAATGAAAACAGAAGAAATACTACAAGTTTCTGCAGACTTAGTGTCTGGAGATAGAGCTAAGACTTATGGTGATAAAAAGAAATTACATGATGAGATAGCTCGATATTGGTCTACATACTTAGGAGTAAATATTACTGCTGAAAATGTAGCAATATGTATGCTACTACTTAAAGTAGCTAGAACTAAAACAGGGTCTAGTCATATGGATAATTTTATTGATATGGTAGGCTATTCAGCAATAGCAGGAGAAATACATGACGAAAAGTGATGAGAAGAACACTCAAAAAAATTACGTGATAACTGAACAACAAAGAAACGAAATAGTTCAGTATTTAGTTAAGAGACCTTTTTACGAGTCTTCTAAATTAATTAATATACTTGGAGGTTTGACAGAAATAAATGACAACATCTCACCAAACTTCATCAAAAAGTAAATTTAATTTATACACTTTGAAAGTCGATTGGGAAGATGGTCAGTTCTTCTGGGATGAAGAATACATCAATACTAAGGAACTAGTAAAAGAATTTACAGATAAGTATGGGAAACCTATAGATAAATATTCTAGAAAGAAAAAATTAAATATGCCATTGCCGTTTATTCTATCGGCGATAGTCAATCTTTTAAAAGACGAGTATAAATATTCGTATAATAAAACTAGAGAACTTATAACTAATTTAGTTAGCTAGTTCTTCCATCTGACTACTTAACTTTTTTGCACGATTCGGTGTCTGCTTTGCCCAACGTGAATCTAACATTTCAGCGGCGGCTTCTGCATACGATTGATTCTGAAGAGCTAAGAGCATATTTTTAAATTTACCTACACCTGCAGGACCCATTTGAAAGGTCATCTCGCATAGGATACACTTGCCTTTAATTGGTATATCGAGGTTATATTCAGCACAGATATCTTCCATACCATTCCATGCTCTAATAAAATCCTTTTCAAATAACTCATCCCAACCTTCTTTTGTTGTTGGTATGTCTTCTCCAGGGATTATTTTATGACCATAGCCCCCTGTGTCGAATCCTAGTGTGTCCTTGTAAACATCTAGTCTATATCCTTCATGCTCTTTTATCTGTTCTCTAAGAGCATCTTTTACTACATCAACCATACTATCTCCTATTTCTTTTTACTAATCATACCTTTGATACCTGGTGCTGCTCTAACACCTAGTGAT